GGCGTAGTGCCGTCTCACGTTCTGGAGAATCATATGACAAATAGATGGATTCCCTTCCTATTCGTGCTGTGGGCGAAAAGAAATCAACCCAATAAATCTTTTATGGGCCGATATCGATTCTACCTTCAGTTAACGTCTAGGGGGGAAGAGCTTTAGCTCTTTCTTCCATTCAATTATCTCAGAGGCTCCAAAACCTCTCCCTTCACATTGCGCCAGGAGAATTTATGGCTAATATCGGAAGCTCCGTGACACTTAGTAACCTTACCGTTGATACGACGTACGCTACTCTCACAAAAGTGAAAGATGGCGTATACTCGTATGCGGAAACGGTGAACGGTGTCCCGGTCCGAATTGAGCTAACTCTCAAACCGTCAGCTATCCAAAGCCTAAGACGACACATAGAAATACGTGCCGTATATAAGCCGAAGATGGCTGACGTGTCTGGCTCCATATCAAACGGAAGTATCGTGTTCAACCTTACGGTTGATCTTGAATTAGGATCGCAGGTTTCCAATAGTAGTGCTCCAACTTGGATCACTTACTTTATGGGCGCCTGTCTCCAAAATTCAAAGGCGATACTCACCCAATTGATATCTGGGTCAACGGAGTAGCAAAAATGGGAGGAGCTTTTGGCTCTTCCCATTCCGCCGCTCGTTGTGACTTGTGAAGGTATCCAACAACTTGCCTGTAAAGGCAAGCCTTGAAATTATTCAAGGCCGTGGTAAATCCCGTGCAGTTCTATACTGCACGCCCCATTCGAAAGGAATAGGACATGAAGCATAGTACTCGCCGAAGACGTATCCGTCGCTATTACTCCAAGCTTCTCGCTCAACTTCGTCGCACTGGAAAAATCCAGAGACGTGAAGCAGAGCGGCTTGAAGCTATACGACGACGCACCAAAGGCATGAGTGCTTTTGTGGCGAATCTTTGGACGAGAACTCGTACAAGAGAGACGGAAGGCCAGAATTCTGGCCTCATTCACCTCGGAGACATACGATGGTTTCATCCATCGTATAACTACGGTGGTGAATGGAACTATACTCCGACTCTGAGTGGGTTACCTTATGTGACGGAATTGTGTCAGGATCAAATTCATCCTGGCCCTCCGTTTAAAGAGGGTGGACCTTTCCGCCATTTCAGGCGCGAGGCCCCTCACTACCAACTTGTTGGAGTGGGAACCTACTTTACTAACCCTTACGACTACAAGTACGAGGGTGGCTTTTTACCGACTAAGTTTCCTCCCGTTAATTGGGATTTAGCTTTTTCGGACCAAGAAGTCGATTACTCTGCTTATGGTACCACTGGGTGGTCCAGGTTTCGTCCTGGACGTCCCGGGGCAGACTTGGGCATTTTTCTTGGAGAAATCCATGAAGTGCCAAGAATGCTTAGGCAAACGGCTAAAGGCTTCCACGATGTGTGGAAGTCCTTGGGCGGCCATAAGGCCAATTTTGGCCCTAAAAAGGTCGCCGACCATTTCCTCAACCATCAATTTGGATGGCTCCCCTTTGTTTCTGACGTTCGTAGATTTATTAAAACCTACAATCGCGCCAATTTAATGTATAAACAAATTGTCCGCGACAACGAAAGAAATATTCGGAGGAGAGGTACCATTCTGACCACTAACGAAACGACATTGGTTGCATCGAGCGATGTGCAAACTGCACATACTTTATGTCCCAATAGTTATTTCTATAGTGATCCGACAAAGACAGGTTACTACAAAATATGGCGACGTGAAAGCCGTAACATTTGGTTTTCCGCTAAGTTCACTTACTACATTCCCAATATTGAGGATGTAGAATTTGATCCTTTGTGGAAGGCTAAGATGTACGGTTTATCCATTTCGCCATCCCTGTTGTATGAACTAACTCCTTGGAGCTGGCTAATAGACTGGGTATCCAATGCTGGCGATGTATTTGCCAACCTGGACCCAGGGCTTGTAGAAAACTTAGTCGCTCGATACGCGTTCGTGATGGGTAAGACGGTATATAGTTATATCGTTGAATCGTTTCATAATATTGAAACGGCTCCCATCTCCCATACCTGGTCTTATGTTGCAAAACATGAGGTCAGGCAGCGCGCATCCCCTTTTGGATTCGGTCTGACGGGCATAGATTTTTCTGCTCGTCAATTATCGATTTTAGCCGCTTTAGGCGAATCTCGCCTAAAATGGTTTTAGCCGATGGGTAGCATGGTGCTACCCTCCTTAACAAAACTTTATCAAGAAGGATAACAACCTATGTTAGCCGATCCACAGACACTCACAGTTAACTCCGTTGCCAAGACTCTCGCAAAAATAGAGACTCAAGGCACACGCTCAGTGTATCAAACGAGCGATGAGGTTTTTAGACTCACCGTTTCGCACGCCGCGCAAAAAGATCGTACGCGGCGGATGGTTCGCGTCGACCAACGTGTGGTCGCCGCTGATCCCTTGTCCTCAGAAAATGAGTACAAGACATTGGGCGTCTATTTCGTTGTGGATGAGCCTGAATATGGCTTTTCCGATACCGAAATAGGGTATGTTTGGGCAGCGCTTAAAGCGTTGGCCGATTCCACGTTCCTTGGAAAAATCCTTGGTGCAGAGCACTAGGATGATCCCTCGGTTATCCGTGTTATTAACGTGAGTATCTGCCCACTGTATGTGGGAAGGTTTACGTAGGCTGGAAGTCCACTCCTTATGGAGGAACTTGAAAAGCCACGTAAGTGAAGTACTTCTTGACATTATCACTGCAATCTATGAAGATTGCTGTGACATGTGCGATGCACTTCAACCACAAGCACGGGACCTTGAAACAATTAAGGCTCGCGTCAAATCGGAAGGTTTGTCGTTTTTGACGATTACCCTACCGTCCTTGGGCCAAGATCTCGAAAGAGCTCTTGATCAAGGTTTTATCGGCCCAGCCCACTTTCGAGGTTTTCGAAAGAGGGGGAAGATCCCTGCATTTTTGCAAGGTTTCTTCGGCCAAATTTTTGACGTGTGGTCAGGGAGGCTTTATGAATCTCCGCGACCTTCTGTTCGGGCTATTGCAGGTATTCGCCAATTGGCTTATGTCTACAAAAAGCTCAACTGCCCATGCTCTCTTGAAAGAGAACGAAAAGCAGTCACAGAATTCAAACAAGCAGAGCTTGATTTAAGCGAGCCATTGCCCAATGAAAGACAAAATTATTTCAATCTTGTCAGTGACCTACTTTGGCCTAGTGTTATTAGGGCTATCAACCCTTTTGACACTGTGCCGAGGCATGGTCCCGGGGCAACTGCCGAACGTATACGATCAAATCGAAAGTATATCGTTAAGCGCTGGCACGACCGCCTTGAAGGTTACTTCCCTCTTCTATCTAATGCATTTCATAATGAAACTGCCTATGATAGTGAGGACTTCAAGAATGTTTCGGCCGTTGATGAAACTCAAGAACAGCCTGTAAGGGTTGTCTTAGTTCCAAAAACGCTTAAAACCCCAAGAGTAATCGCCATAGAGCCTGTATGTATGCAATACACACAGCAGGCAATTTCTGCCGCTTTAGTTAAAGCGATAGAACACGCTGAATTAACAGCTGGTCATATAAATTTCACTGACCAGTCTATTAATCAACGTCTGGCTCTTACCTCCTCGATGGATAAGAGATTTGCAACACTAGATCTCTCATCCGCCAGTGATCGCGTTCCGCGATCATTGGCATTATGCATGTTTTCGTCAAACCCCGAACTACAGGGGGCCGTCGATGCATGCAGATCGAGATCGGCGAAACTTCCTACAGGAGAAGTAATTCCACTGTTGAAGTTTGCGTCGATGGGATCAGC